AAGCAACTGGATTAATCAGCAGTGGTACAACAATTACTGCAACTGGTAACGTAGCAGGTGGTAACTTAACTACTGGTGGTGATATTGATGCAAGTGGAGACATTGCAGGTTTAACTATTACTTCGGCAACATTTCAAGGTTCTAACCCAACAATACAATCAACAGGCACAGATCAAAATATTATACTTGATCCAAACGGAACTGGTGCTGTATCAGTTGAAAATGCAAAGATTACTAACCTAGCAACTCCAACTGCTGATGGCGATGCAGCCACCAAAGCATATGTAGATTCAGTTGCTGAAGGACTTGACATTAAAGAATCATGTGTGGCAGCTACAACAGGTGCATTACCAGCAGTGACATACGACAATGGTACAGGTGGTGTTGGTGCTACATTAACTGCTGATGCAAACGGAGCATTGGCGGCAATTGATGGTGTAACACTTGTTGCCGACGAAAGAGTGCTGGTTCAAAACCAAGCAGCACAATTACAAAATGGTATCTATGTTGTAACCACAGTAGGTGATGCAGGAACTGCTTTCGTACTTACAAGAGCAGGTGACTTTGACGGATCACCAGCTAGTGAAATACCAGGTGGATTTACATTTGTTGAAGAAGGTACTACTAACGCTGATTCAGGTTTTGTTTGTACAACAAACGCTCCGGTAACTGTAGGAACAACCGCAATTGTCTTTACACAGTTCTCAGGTGCAGGTTCTATTGTAGCAGGTGACGGTTTAGGAAAAACTGGTGACACATTAAGTGTTAACGTTGATGATGTAACCACTGCTATAGTTAGTGATGAAGTTGTTGTTAAGACAAGTGCAAACCTAACCACACCAAATATTGGTGTTGCCAACGGTGACAGTTTTACTGCTTCAGGTACAGTTTCAGCAACTGGTAACATAACTGGTGGTAACTTAACTACAGGCGGTGACGTAACAACAGTTACAGTTACAGCTTCGGGTGCAATTGCAGGTTCAACTACTATCACAGCAACTGGTAACGTAGACGGTGGAAACATCACAACAGGTGGTGCAGTTGAAGCAACTGGATTAATAAGCAGTGGTACAACAATCACTGCCACAGGTAATGTTGCAGGTGGTAACTTAACCACAGCTGGTCAAGTAGCCGCTGATAACGCAGACATAACAAATGGCATCACAGCTGGAACAACTGTAACAGCAACTGGAAACGTAGCAGGTGGAAATATAACCACTGGTGGTGCAATGGAAGCCACTGGACTTATAAGTTCGGGAAGTACAATCACTGCCACAGGTAATGTTGCAGGTGGCAACATTACTACAGGTGGCAGAGTGGATGCAACAGGTGCAGTTAGTGGAGCAAGTCTAACAGCCGGCAACGTCACAGTCAACACAGACAGTATTGACAGTGCTGGTGAGGCAATTACACTTAACACTAACAGTTCAGATGTTGACATCATCATTGAGAACGCAACAGGCAACGCATATGTGAAAGCAGATGCAGGTACTTCAACTGTTGTAGTTGGTGAAAATGGTACACAAACAACTGGTGTAACATTAAAAGTTGACTCAACTGATTCACAAATGGTTCCAGTTGGAACCACAGCACAACGTCCAACAGGTGTAACAGGTATGATACGTTTTAACACATCAATTGATGCTTTTGAATTTTACGATTCAAACAGTTGGACAACAGCTGGTAGTGACTTTACAGTTATTGCAACGCAAACATTCAATGGTGATAACAGTACTGTAGCATTTACACTAAGTGAAGCACAAACAACTGCAAGTTGTATAGTATCCATAAACGGTGTGGTACAGTTACCAACAACTGCTTATGCGGTGTCTGGAACAACATTAACATTCACTGAAGCGCCTCTCGCAGGTGATGTTGTTGAAGTTAGAAAAATTACTACAACAACAACTATTACTTCACTGGCAAACAGTGCAGGAACTGCTATTGTTGAAGCAGTAGATGGTGCCGCACAGGTCAAGATAACAGGTGATCTACTTCCTGTAAGTGACGGAAACCTAGACTTAGGTAGTGCCGCACTGCATTGGCAAGAAGCACACTTAGGCAGTACAGTCTTTTACGATAGTGATGATTCAAACACTGTAACATTAAGTGCTCCAGCAACTGTAGCTTCAAACGTAGCCTTTACACTACCAGGAGCAGATGGATCAAGCGGACAGGCACTTATAACTGACGGATCAGGTACATTAAGTTTTGGTGCAGCTGGTGCAACAGTAACAAACGATGAAAGTACAAACGCAGACAGATTAATCTACGTTGGTTCAGTTACATCAGGTGCTTTAACAGCAGTTACACAAGACAGTGGACTTACATACAACCCAAGCACTGGTACGCTTACAAGTGCTGAATTTGTAGGTGGTGGCGTAGGCTTAACAGATCTAGACGGAAGTGCTATTACTTCAGGAACAGTTGCAGCCGCTAGGGTAGCAACACTTAACCAAAACACAACAGGTACTGCTGGTGGTTTATCAAGTGCGGTAACGGTATCATTGACTGGTCCAGTTACAGGAAGTGCTACATTCACAAGTGCAGGTGATACAGCAAGTATCGCAACAACACTTACTGCTGATCCTGTAATTACACTAACAGGTGCAGTAACAGGTAGTGCTACAATGACCAATCTCGGTAACGTTAGTATTGCTACTACTGCAACAAGTGACCCAGTAATTACACTGACAGGCGATGTTACTGGTTCAGGCACTATGACTAACTTGGGTAACGTGAGTTTTGCAACTACAATTGCAGCTAATAGTGTTGCCCTTGGAACTGATACAACTGGAAACTATGTACAACAAGGTGCTACAAGTGGTAGTGGTATAAGTGGTAGTGTAAACAGTGAAGGCGGAACATTTACTGTAACATCAAACGCCACAAATGCAAACACAGGTAGTACTATAGTGTTTAGAGATGCTAGTGGAAATTTCAGTGCTGGTGTAATAACTGCAACAGCCACACAAGCAAGATACGCTGACTTAGCTGAGATGTATGCCGCAGACGGTGATATTGAAGCAGGCACAGTGGTACATTTTGCAGGTGAAGGTAAACTTGCCGCATGCGATCAAGCAAACCATCATGCAGTAGCAGGTATTATTTCTACAGATCCAGCCTACTTGATGAACACAGATCAAGAAGGTGTTGCACTAGCAATATCTGGTAGAGTACCATGTAAAGTAACAGGTGTTGTAAACGCAGGTGACTTAATGGTAAGTGCAGGCAATGGAATGGCAATGGCTAACAACAGTCCAGCAATTGGTACAGTGATTGGTAAAGCAATCGAATCCAATGCAGGTGGAGAAGCTGTTATTGAAGTCCTAGCAATGATGATGTAATACATAAACAACAAATTAGAAATAGCACCTTCGGGTGCTATTTTTTTGATCGAAAATCCAGGTAAATACTGCAAAGATAGGAATACACCATGGGATTAACTCGGCCTAGAGCTCACCAACTACAAGACATAGACTACAAGCAAACCGCTAGAGCAGTAACTACAAGTAATATTGCTAACCTAAGTGGTGGTGCACCAGCGACTGTTGATGGTGTTAGTCTAGCACTGCGTGATAGAATACTAGTCACAAGTCAATCCACAGGAAGCGAAAATGGAATCTATTATGTAACCACAGTTGGTGCAGGATCAAACGGAACCTGGGCACGATCACTGGATGCTGATGCCACTGGCGAAGTCAGTGCTGGCATGATCATCATGGTCACTGAAGGTACTACCTATGCTGACACACAATGGAAACTAACCACAGATGATCCAATTACAATTGGCTCAACGTCATTAACTTTTGTACGCAATGGCAATGCCGCCTACGGAACAGTTGCGGTAAGCGGTGAAGATAGCATTGTTGCTGATGCCATAGGCGATACACTTACTATTGTAGCTGGTACAAATCTTGCCCTTACAACAAACGCATCTACAGATACACTTACAATCACACCAAGTTTAACTCCATCACTTACGAGTGTAACTGCTACAGGAAACGTCACAGGCGGCAACATAACCACTGCTGGAATAGTTACTGGCGGTTCAGTAACTGATGGAACTGCTACAATCAGTTCTGGAGCAATCACTGGAGCAACCACAGGAACTTTTACAAATACAACCACTGGCGACACTTTACTATTAACCACCACCGAAGATTCAAGCAGTGCGGCTCCTGTAATCACACTAAAACGCAACAGTTCAAGTCCAGCAGATGCAGATTATCTGGGACAGCTTAAATTCAAAGGTGAAAATGATGCTGATCAGGAAGTTGTGTACGCAAAAATTACAGGTAAGATACTAGATGCAAGTGATGGTACTGAAGATGGATTAATAGAATTTGCCAACCGAAAAGCAGGTTCAAATAATATTACTATGCGTTTAAGAAGCGACAGTTTACAACTCTTAAACGGTACAAATTTGCAAATCAGAGAGCAACAAGACTTAAGATTTTACGACAGTGATAGCAGTAACTATATTGGACTTAAAGCTCCGGCAACCGTTGGCAGTGATGTAGATTATGTTTTACCAGCCGATGGAACAAGCGGGCAAGTATTACAAACTGACGGTTCAGGCACACTGAGTTTTACCACAATTAGTTCTGGATCAGCGGCCAATCAGTTTCCAAATTGTACTGTAAGTCCTCTACCTGGATCTGAAGGCAACTTTGATCTTGCAAAACAATATGATCAAAGCGGAAGTGTAGAAACACCATTTGAGTCAATTACAACAGATGCTTTTGGTGTGAGTCTTGGTGAAATTTATACAATGATGGATCCAGTGGGGTCTTCAATAACAACGGATTTAGGTGTATTAAGTTAATAAATACACTACTAGGAGAACACAATGCCAACCGTACTACAATTTAGACGTGGAACAACCACACAGAACAACAGCTTCACTGGTACTGCTGGTGAACTTAGTGTTGATACTACATTAGATACTCTTAGGGTACACGATGGTAGTACTGCTGGTGGCTTTGCTTTATTGAAAGAAACTGGTATAAGCAATCTTACACTTAATGCACAAGCAGAGATAAGGCTTGGCGATTCTGATAGTTCAAACTATGTAGGATTTAAGTCACCTGGAACTGTTGGCTCGAACTTAATTTTTACTTTACCAAGTGCCGATGGAACTTCTGGACAAGCATTGGTTACAGATGCAAGTGGCAATTTAAGTTTTGCGGCTGCTGGAGCAACTATAAGTGGTGACACCAGTACAAACACAGACTTTTTATTGTATTTTGCAAGTTCTACAAGTGGTGCATTAACTGCGGTCAAACAAGATAGCGGACTCACATACAATCCAAGTAGTGGATTGTTAACTTCAGCAGCCTTTAGTGGTAGTGGTGCAAGTTTAACCTCACTTAATGGATCAAACATAAGCACAGGCACAGTGGCAGCTGCACGTGTGGCAACACTTAACCAAAACACAACAGGTACTGCTGGGGGCTTATCAAGTGCAGTAACAGTTTCATTGACTGGTGCAGTTACAGGTAGTGCTACCTTTACAAGTGCAGGCGATACCGCAAGTATTACAACAACTGCAACTAGCGATCCAACAATCACATTAGCTGGAGACTTATCTGGTAGTGCAACACTTACTAACCTTGGCGATGCCACACTAACAGCAACAATTGCAGCCAACTCAGTAGCACTTGGAACTGATACCACAGGTAACTATGTACAACAGGGTGCAACAAGTGGTAGTGGTATAAGTGGAAGTGTTAATAGTGAAGGTGGTACATTTACTGTAACATCAAATGCTACAAATGCTAACACCGCAAGCACTATAGTGTTTAGAGATGGTAGTGGAGATTTCAGTGCTGGCGTGATAACTGCAACCGCCACACAAGCAAGGTATGCTGACTTAGCAGAAAAATATACCAGCGATCAAGATTATGAGCCTGGCACTGTCGTTGAACTTGGAGGCGAATACGAAGTAACACAAACTCGTAGGTCTAGAAGCACTGCAATTGCAGGTGTAGTTTCAACTGATCCTGCCTACTTGATGAACAATGATTTAGATGGTATCAGTGTAGCACTTATTGGAAGAGTACCGTGCAAGGTTGTTGGAACTGTACGCAAAGGCGATATGTTGATCAGCAGTGACGAAACTGGACATGCACAAGCATACAAAGATATTCATAATCCACCAACTGGTAGTGTAATCGGTAAAGCAATTGAAAACAAAGACAATGATGGTCCAGGTGTGATAGAAGTACTTGTCGGAAGACTATAATGTTAGAAAGATACCGTACTGATTACGATGGCGAATTTGTTATTTTAAGCAATACTATAAAAGATGGTAAAAAGCATCAAGAACGTGAATGGATTGAAAATCCTATACAAAATCAACATATAAGTGGCCGTGCCGCAGTAATAGGCAATGGAGCCAGTCGTTATGAAACAAAGTTCAACGGAAAGTTTAATTTAAAAAACAATATTGAAAGACATTCTGGTTGGCATCTTGGACGTAAACGTTTACAAAGCTACGGTTCTCAAGGTTGTTGGCAGGAAATGCAATGCGATTTCTATATCGAGTTTGATCAACAAAAACTTGCAGAAATAAAATTAGAAAAATATCAAGAAAAAGTTACAGTATACAGTAATGCAAGAAATTGTATTAACGATCCTGGTGAGTTTTATCTTGTGCCTTATGGTGTACGTGGTAAAAGTATAACAGTAGCAACATGGTTAGCATGCTTCGATGGACACAAAGAGGTTTTCTTAATTGGTGCCGATGCGTATGATGCTAAAGGAAATGCAGATGAAAAAACAGTTAAAGAAATGAACTCAGTGTTTGATAACTACAAAACCACTAAATTTTATTATGTAAGCGATTCTGGACACGCACATGATCTTTGGAGAGAACACACTAATTTTATTCAAATGGCCTATGCAGAGTTTGTTTCATATTGTGATATTTGAAACTGTTTGATTGTATCAATCTTTTCTAGAATTTCTTCAAAATTAATTGTAGTCCACAGTCCTGGATGCAAAGGCTTTGGCCAAACACCACTTTTTATCCAACTGTATCCATGATGTTCAGAATTAAGTATGGGCGTAAATTCATTGTCAATCAAACAAAAAAATGTATGATAGCTAAAATGACTATCTGCACTGGTAAACTTTTCTATAGGTACTAACTTAACAATCTCAGGCCACATGCCAATTTCTTCTTTGCATTCTCTTTGTATAGCATCTGTTAAATTCTCACCAGCATCAACTTTGCCACCTGGCAGTCCCCAGCATCCTGGATTTTTGTTATCATTTCTAAGCAAATAAAGATATCTATCTGTTTTTATACTGTAAAACCATACACCAACTGCATTTATCAAAGTACAATGCTCCATTCGCCTTCGGGGTATAAGCCTTCGTAACTTTTCAGCCATTCGTTGTTTGCCCATCTATATTGGACACTGGTTGTCAGGTTGCTTACATATTGTACATTACTTTCGTTGCCAGCGTCAAATGCAATATTCCAACGTACACCATCATACTGAACAATATCATTTGTATTTGCAACTAACGTTGACCCATCAGTGCCACGCCATGCTTCGGCAAATCCTGGATCTTCTACACTATCACTTCCGGTATCATTTATAAACAAATACCTTTGTCCTTCAGATTCTGCGGGCAATCCATTTACGGTTCCTGGACCTTTTGCTTGCGGATCAACGATAGCATTAACTGGCGACAAGGTGTTTGCAGGAATAGTATCAGTATCAACAGTAAACAATAGAAATCTATCGTCAGTAGGATCATATGATACTGTGCCAACAATAATACTGTCATCATAAGGATTATCTAATCTTACTTGGCTTATACCATTACGCAGAGAACCATACAAGTCTATGACTGCATGCCAAAGCAAATTACTAGGAGGAGCACTTGGTACCTGTACTCCACTGTTATTTGTAACAACTGCTTGTGGTTCAAGCACTTGTAGTTTATTTCCAATCAACAGTGTTTGATAATTGAATGGTGTAAACTTTTGTCTTGTACCCATAAGCAAATCACTATCATATATTGCTTCATTGAGATCACCAGTACCATCATATACACTTGCTATAATTTTTTCAACTACACCAAGTTTTTTGACTTTTGCTGGTGGAGATATGTATATTGGCATAACAAATCTTAGTGTTGCAATGTCGATTGGGTCGTCGGTGCCTTGTGGAATTGAACGACTACTCCAAGTTACCTGTTCCAAGTACATAACACTTAAACTGGTCCAGTCTATAAAGTTTTCTGTGCTTTGTATTTCTAAACTTGGATTGAACAATGTTAATAGTTGTTCTAGTAATTGTAATTTTTGATTGGTATTTGACGTCCATATGTCTAGGTTGACTTCAAGATCAAAAGGCACAGGCATTAGTTTTTCTATAGTAAAAGCATTGCCTTGTGTGGTTTCATATTCTTGAGATTGTGTATCCCAGTATCTTTGTCTAACATTTTGTTTTTGTACAAAGGTAGGATCTTGTATTCTGTCACGTGCATAGTTTAGATTAGTAACATGAAATGTCATCAATGGTGTGCTTGGCAAACTGTTTGCACTGTTCTGTTGAATAATTGTTTGTGCTTGACGTGTAGCATCACCATAACGTACAGGCACTCTGTACAATGCTTTTTGTGTGTTGTCTTCGGTTCTTCCGTATTCTACTTGAAAATTAGAAAATATTCTGGTGAATTGTAGTAAGAATCTACGTATTTGTTCATCGTAAAAAAACTGTTGCATTAGGATTTGCTCCTAAGGTTTCCAAGCATTTTAAAAATTGGAATAAAAATCAGTCCAATGATACAACCTATTGCAGTTCCAGTTGCAAGATCCCAACTAGCAGTGCTTGCACCACCTGCAAAGTCGCTGAGTGCATTACCTAAACCTGCTCCTACTACTGTACCTATGCCTTTCTGAAATGCAGGAGGCAGATACTTTTCAACACTTAGTCCAGTCATTGCACCAAGTATCATTATAGCATTATCTACGATTCCAAAAATAATATATTCTAGCATTAATTGTCAGCCTGGGGTTTAAGTATCTTGCTTAATGGTTGACGTTCAGGAATATTACCACGATCTTCAGTTGCAGTTTCGTTGGTATTGTTTACAAAACTACTACGTTGTGTTTGGGATTGTACGTTGCCATAGTTTGCAACTGCTTTTTCTTTATCACCTGGTGTCAAATTAGTTCTCACATCGTCTTCGTACTTAATCCATCGTGTACCACTATAGCGAAAAAGTCTATTTGGATAGTAGTCTAGTCTAAGTGCAAAGTCTCCTTCTTGTGCATTTTGTGGGAAACTTGTTCCTGGAGTAACCGGTAAGCCATTTGGTGCAATACCATCTCCAGTTAGGTATCCAAGTGTATACCCATTTGCTCTAGGTGATTGTGGTTGTCCGTCAACATCGACATTCGTTGTATCAACTGTGATGCCTGTGTTATCTACCGTATAACTATTTGGATCTGCAGGAGTTCCATCTTCGTTTGTGGGTACAATGTAGAACTTAACTGTATCGTAACCACTTAGTGGAACCTCGTATTCTGCTTGCGTCAGAATAGCATCATTTATCTCTCTATCTTTGACTACTGTTCCAAATGTTTCTTGTTCAGTAAGTGGTTCAAACTCTTGCCAGTGTTCAGTGCTGGTAATTTCTACACCTGGATCTACGTCCTTGATTGCTTTGTAATAGGTGTTGTTATGTAAAACAATACTTCCGCTTGGATAATAGTTTCCATTATCCCAGATGTTTTCAACTTCAAATGGTTTCTTGAGTATATCGTTATACTCTTGAGCACTTACAAGAGGTGTTGCTTTTACACGCCATAGATGTGGCAACCAAGTTTGTGAAAATCCTTCACTTGCAAAGGCTGCATCTTGTATTACATAGTACTTTGGTATAGCTCGAGCAATATTACTATCAAGAGGGTTGTAATCTTTAAGGTTTGGTAGTTCAAGAACATCTCCACTCATGAGTTTACGACCAAGTGTTTCAATCATAAAGTTGTAATGAAAAGTAATAAACAGTGTGTCGTTGTTTAAAAACAATCCAAATTGACTGAGATCAAAATCTATGTCCTGTGAGTTGTATACACCTCTCATTTGGTATACATCATCGTCATATTTTCTGTCTCTGTTTTCAAGTAAGAATAAATCTTCTATAAACAAAGGACTTTCACTGCTATATGCAGGTTGTGTTGCATCTTGAGTGCCGCCGCTTACACTGGAACTGTCATCTCCATGAGGCTGTGGACCAAGATACTTGTGAACAAACATGTCAACTCCGCCAACCTGATACATTTCCATAACAGTGCGGTCAATGAATTTATAATCGTTCTGACGATTTGGTCGATAAAGACTTAATCTAGGCATACAGTAATCCTTCTTACTGTATTTATGGTTTTAGATAGCTACCTTGACTGGTTCAACACCTGTGATTGATACTAACTTTTTACAAATAGCACTGACATCTTCTAAGGTTAACCAACCTTTCACAGTATCGCCTGGATTGGTAATCCCAGGTAACTCTATTCCGTGACCATTACCATCACTTATCATGATTTCAAACAAGCCTTGTGGTCCGCCATAACTGGCTTCATGTTGTACGATACTCAATTCATATTTTTTATAATCAAGCACAAGTTGTATGCCTTTATGATATTTGCTTGTATCAAACTGCAAACCTAAGAGAGTTTTATTCATTTCAATGCATCCTTAGTTGTGCCTCCACCAACATAACCTTGGTTGTTTTTGTTTCTTTGTTCTAATCTATCGATCATTTTCATCATGTTAGCAATCATTCTATCAGTGGTTGATTGTTGTTCAACTCCTGCTGGAATACATACTGCTTCGATATCAACATTTTTTAATGCATCAACTGCAACCATGCAGGTTTCTTTGTCTGCATAAGTCATTGGATTAGCCAACATCATTGTAACTAACATAAATTTCATTTTTCTGATCCTCCGTTAAGTTCTTTATTCATCTTACGTAAAAGATACATAGCATTTTGTCGCCAGTAGTCTTTGCCCCAAGTACCTTCTGCACAAAATTCTGCAGCTTGCCAGCAGTTGTCTATACGTCTTTCGTATAGTTGAAATATTTGATTATCCATATTTTGCCTCCGACATTTCATCTTTGTAACACTCGACTATTTCAGGAGTGTAAACCAACAACTCAACTGCATCAATGCCATCTTGTTGGCTTGCAGTCTCTATCATTTCAAACAACTCTTTTTCTGCTTCACTAACTGCATCGTGTTTGCCAGTTTCGTATGTAACTAATTTAATGTTTTCATTCACTGCGGCAGTAATTTGAACTTTGTATTTCATTATGCTACCTCTGCGGCTTTTTTATCATCCAACTCATAACCATCCTGCCATAAGATCCATGCATCATCATTGTTAGCAAAACCATATTCACTGGCAAAGTCCATCGAACTACTGTGCATTACTCTATCTGCTAGACCTCTGGTCTTGATTATATAATTAACCATTTCAGCAGTTTTTGCAAAACCAACACAATTAAGTTCCATAGCAACATCATCTCTACCACCGTAAAACTTAATACCACCATTATCA